CATATACGCACACAATCGCAGGTTTTCGATAGAGGGGGGGAGGAAATCCCTATTGTGTCACACAGGCAGAATGGCGTAAGCGCAATGTTTTCAAGCATCCGCAATATTAGACGAAGTGATTTTGAGGGACTGTGCCAAAATGTCTCACAATGGCTCGAAAGTGAGACAAAATGTAGCGTGGGAGCACGTCCCTATAGACTATTAGAAGAAAAGGAGACATATCATGGGAGCAAGAGGGCCAGCACGAATTCCGACGAGAATTCAGATATTAAAGGGTGATCCGGGGAAAAGGGCGGTAAAACGGGCAAAAACAGAGATGAAGCCGCCAATATCCGACATATCGTGCCCAGAGTGGATGGACGATATAGCGCGGGAAGAATGGGAGCGTGTGCTCAAAGTATTTGACAAGATGGAGGCAGATGGTCAGAAAGTCATCACGGCTCTTGATAGGCCAACGATGGAGGGTTATTGTTTAACGCGGTCGATTCTGTTGCGAGCCGAGCAGCAATTGCAAAAAGATGGGGAAGTATTTTCTACGCCGAAAGGATACCAGATGCCGTCGCCGTATGTGGCTATCAGAAACAGGGCTTTGCAAATGCTGAAAGTCTATTCGGCGGAGTTGGGATTTTCTCCGGCGAGCCGTTCTCGTGTGAGCATACTTCCCAACGGAGCGGAAGAAGACGAGTTGGAAATGATACTTGGCGAAGAGAAGTAGTAATTCAGAAAACTTGTTGACATTAAGCGCTGGGAAAGTGGAGAATAACAAATGAGCTACGATTTCAATCCGAGAGACAAATCGGTAGAGAATTTTTCGATCAACGAATTTGGATATGAATGGCTAATTGATCATGGCATGGGTGCAATTTTGGATTGCGGAAACTTGCCGGACGATCTATGCCATTGGTGCTCAGAATTGGCTATTAACGCTGGGCGGTCTCCGTTGAACAATGAAGGCTATTATGTGACGGCAGAGGAAGCCAGAGCGATCAGTCTATGGGCGAGGGGGACAGCAAACCATTGTGAGATAACAGAAGACCATCGTGCGCTAACAGAAGAAAATCCGGTCTTTGGGATTTCTCGCCTGAGAAGGTTGGCGGAATTCTGTGAGCGGAGTCGTGGGTTTTGGATATGGTAGATGCTCTCGCAATCAATGGAGTTCCAAAAGGGCATATAAAGAAGAAATGAGTTGGCTAACAATTGTAGGTGTAACATGGGTTATAATTATGGGGAGGCTCTGCGTTTTTGTTATTAAAACGATATGAACTACGAGGGGGCATAGAAGCATGGGAGCAGGCAAAGAGCAAGAAATGGCAGCTTGCGTCGTTGAATGGCTTGAGTCTCAGCATTGGGACGTTTATCAGGAAGTGCAACTAAAAAGCTATGAGAAAGTTGCGGACATTATTGCTGTTCGAAAACCCCTCGTCTGGGGGATCGAATGCAAAACATCTCTTACGATGTCGGTAATAGAACAAGCCAGAAGAAGTGATTGTATTCAAAGATCAATCGCGGTCCCGAGAATACGCAAACACAATAAAGGCAGGGAATTTGCATTACAAGTGTGCGCCGCTCATCAAATTGGAGTCATAGAAGTCAGAATGCCTACATTATCACAAGATGCAATCATAAGCCAGGCAGTGCTTGCCCCAATCATCAGGGCGCGGTACAAAAGTTGCAAACAAAAGGTGCTGGGCCTATTAGTAGACACGCACAAGCATTATGCAAAAGCTGGTCAATCTGGTGGCGGGCATTGGACTCCATATCAACAAACAATGTCAACAGTGCGTAATATTATTGCGGATGCCCCAGGGTGCACTCTAAAGCAGATATTTACAAAACTTTACAAGCATCACTATGCCACAGATCAGTCCGCCAAAACGTGCATAAGAAAGGCGTTGTTAGATTGGGAAAGTTGGTGTCGGGTAGACGAGAGCGAAAAGCAGAATCGATACTTCATAGCGGAAAACATGGGAGATTCATCAAAATGAAACAAATAGTACTTTATGTCGCGGGGCCATATCGAGCAAATACAATCAGTCAAATACACGAAAACATTCAGCGAGCAAGAGAATTTGCAAAAGAATTGTGGAAGTTGAACAACTCCTTTTCTGATGCGCGAATATCTGTAATTTGTCCACACATGAATTCTGGCCTCTTTGATGGAATTGTTGAGGACGTGGTGTTCCTTGAGGGCGATCTTGAGATACTAAGCCGATGTGACGCTCTTTGTGTACTTCCAAACTGGGCGAAATCGGCAGGAGCAGTCAAAGAAATCGAATATGCAGAGAAAAAGGGCATTCGAGTGTTTAATGGGGTGGCCATAAATCAGATAGCAAAGTATTTTAGATTGCACAAAATAGAGGATAGAAAGGTTTAGTCATGTTAATCACGATAAACGCTGACAATCACACATGCGATATTGACACAAGCGATGTGTCGTTCATAGAAGTTAATGAGCAGCCATTCATCAGGGGTATGGATATTAGAGACGAGCACTATCCGTGGAAATTAGAAGTCCAACGCTATTCCAAGCCGGGAGAAGACCTGTCGTTTGAGTTTTCGACAGAAGAGGCTATGAAGGAAGCAAGAATGGCACTGAAGGCGGGGAGGTGAAGGGCATAATGATTGAGAAAGATGAAGTGATCACTATTGCAGGAGTAGCCTTGATGGGCGCCTGTTTTATTGTGCTGAGTCAGATATCGGGAGAGGCGGTCGCGGTCTTGGCAAGTCTCTTTATTATTGTGTTTATTTTGCGCTTAATAAAAAGAGACCTGACCGGCATAATTAAACTACTCGCAGGATTCGTCTTTGGGATCACGCTGATTCTACTTCTGACGGGCTGTTCGTACACCCGGTACAGCGCGGACGACGGCTTTACGCGGATCACGCTACTGATAGACGAGGGAATAGAGGCAGACATTGACGAGATCGGCACGATCAAATATACGAAGTCGGCAGAGCCGGGTGTCACGGTAATAAATCAGATCAAGCCATAGGAGCCACGACCGATGAATGAATCGACGAAAGACCCGTATCCGCTCCCAGTCCCAGTCGAAGGGGACTACGCGACGAACACCGTGACGTACAGATGCGAGGGCGGGATACGCAGAGTTTTTTCTACGCAAACTAACGAGGTGAAACGAGATGAGCGAACCGAACTGGATACGAATGAATGAGGACCTAATCGAGGATGTCTCAGTTTATAAACGAGTTTACGTCGAAAAAGAGGTAAAGTTAGAATTTCCGGGCTCCCCAATCTTGCGTCCAACGGGAAAGTTTGTCGTGATGGGCGAACTCAAGTCCCGTCGTTCTGAGCTAGTGACTGATGCGATGATTGCAGGGGGCTTGTCCCACGAGGACGCGGTCACCATGATAGATAGTGTCGAGGAAGCAGGAGGGAGGCTATATTGGGAAGAGGTGCCCCTAAGACTTAATGACGACGGAATTACGGCAACATCAACAACTGGGGGATCTTTTACTGAAGGGATCGATCCAACGCATGAGATTAACAATGGTGACAGCTCGGCATTGCCGGACGAGGGAGCAGTGCCCAAGGTCGTTGTTGACGTGCTGCGTCTTATAGCGGAGCAGCTTCTCATTCTATCTCGTGGCTACTGCGGCACCGACGGGCCTCACCCCGATACGGCGAGAAGGCGACTCCTTGCTTGCTGGAACCAGACGGATAAAGCACTACAGGACATTCAGGCTGCAAATACTACAGAGAGGTGAATCGAGATGAGTGAACCGAACTGGATTCGGATTAAGGAGTATCAGATTGAGAATTTTTCGGCGTATAGGAGGTTGTACTTGAATGAGGAAATGAGGAGCGAAGCGTGTTCATCAACGACGACAGCTCACAAGCTCCGCCCCACAGGCAAATTTAGTCTGCTGGGTGTTCCTGTAGCCTTCCGAGGTGTGGTCACGATTGTCGAGGGCTTGTTGTATGACGACGCGGTTGCCCTGCTTGATAGGGTCGAGGACGCAGAAGGGGTGCCATTCTGGAATGAAGCCGATGCCGCCAAGCGTAGAGACTCGGCATTGCCTGACGTGAAGAACCTGAACCCTGTCTCGGATAAGTGCACTGTCGGGGGACCCAGCGGGGCACAGCCTGATGCTCCGAATTTAGACACGGGCTTCATCTCTCAGCCCTAAGAGGGGAAGTATGTACATCAAGGGAAACGAATGAAAACCAAATCTCCCAAATCTCCCAAATATTACCACGACGAATCTGCGGTAACACGGGTCGTCAATTTCTTCGAGAAGATACTAAAACATTCCGAAGGAGAGTGGGTGGACAAACCATTCATTTTAGCTGATTGGGAGCGGAGCTTTGTACACGATGTCTTCGGCACATACCGCTTTCCGTACACTCAGTGCATCAAATGCGGTGATCTACGAGAAATTGAATACAGCAAGAAGATACGGACAGAATTTCTCGAAGGCGGTACGGACAGGGGTGGTATTGGAAGAGCCAGATTCGTTGAAAAGTTCAACAAAAAATATGCTACCCTCGCCACCAAACAAAAGTGCAAAAGTTGCGGCAATGGGTTATGCTACACTGAATCTCTACGCAGATACAGAACTGCCTATGTGGAAATACCCAAGAAAAATGGTAAAAGTTTTTTCTGCTCTGGAATCGCACTTTACTTGTTGGTTGGCGACAAAGAGGCTGGGGCCGAAGTGTATTGTGCGGCGGGTGATGTGAAACAGGCTGGGATCGTTTTTGATGTCAGCAAATCGATGGTATTGCAGAGCAAGCGATTGCAGAAAAAGATCAACCCCTATCGTGCTTCTCTTGTTTATATGAAAAATGGATTGCCGGTTGGGAAGCTTGTGGTGCTCAGTGCTGATGTGGAGACCAAGCATGGATATAAGCCTTCTGGCATTATATTCGATGAGTTGCATACCCAACCGGGCCGTGGCTTGTGGGACACGCTTACAAAAGGCGTGGCGGCAAGACGGCAACCCTTAACGGTGGCGATTACAACGGCGGGGTATGATAGGAATTCGATCTGTTGGGAGATACACGAGAGGGCGGTCAGGGCACTGAAAAATCCTGACGAAGACCCTGATTTTTACGGAGTCCTGTACAAGGCAGACGAAAAGGACGACTGGACTGATCCGAAAATTTGGATAAAGGCGAATCCTAATTATGGCGTAACGCTTAAGCCGGGCTTCTTGGCAACTGAATGTCGTCTCGCTCAGGAAACACCGGCTTACGAAAATACTTTCCGCAGATTATTCCTCAACCAATGGACATCACAAGAGATTCGCGCAATTCCTATGGACAAATGGGATAAATGCGATGTGGAATTCGACATTGAAGAGCTTAAAGGCAGGTCATGTTACGGCGGACTTGATTTATCAACCCGATACGATCTGACGGCGTGGGTCTTGGTCTTCCCACCAATGTCAAGCAATGAGCCATACAAGGTGTTGCCTCGGTTTTTTATTCCGGATGAACAGATGGAGCTCCGCATTAAACGAGACAAAGTTCCATACGATGCGTGGGTAAAGCAAGGTTATGTCATTGCCACGTCAGGAAGCATAATTGATTATGAATGGGTGATCGATCAGATTAGAGAAGACAATCTTTTATACGATATTCGTCAAATCGCATTTGACAGATGGGGCGCAGCGAAAATCGAAACAGACCTATCGCACGCAAATTTTACGATGGTGGAATTTGGGCAGGGATATAAATCGATGAATCCGCCATTTCAAGAAATACTTGCGCTGATCGTTGGAGAGAACGAAATTGCATTTGGAAAGAATCCGGTGTTGCGCTGGAACGCTGAGTCGGTCATCTCGAAACAAGACCCGGCGGGAAACATCAAGCCAGTTAAACCGGACAGGAACAAAAGCGGGAATCGCATAGATGGGTTTGTTGCGATGCTTATGGCATTGGACAGGGCAACAAGGCACACAGAAAGCGTGTATAAAACAAGGGGGATCGTATCGGTATGAGTCCTTCTAAACAACCCAGCATTAAAGAAGCCGTCAAAGAAAACATGAGGGAGCGACAAATAAAATGCGAGAAAGTCAAAAAAAGACTTGACAAGTATTGCGAGGGTATGTTTTATGGTGAAATAAGATTGTTTTTTGAAAAGGGGAAGATAGTAAATTTGAAAGAAATCAGGAACGTAAAACCATAATGGCAAAAGAGACGGCAGAGATAAAGGTATATAGCTTAGAAGTCGGATGGTACAGCGATCACGAGATACTCGGCATCTATAGTACGTGGGAGAAGGCAGAAGCAGCGAGAGAACTCTACCGTCGCAAAAAAGGGGAACCTCTACAGAAATGCAATGACCCATTTATTTATGCGTGGATTATAGACGGAGGTAAGGACATAAGCGGGTTTTGCGTAAAGATTGATGCTGGGGGGAATGAGACGAAGCGGTGGGAAAGCCCACGCGGAGAGGCCCGCTGGCAAGAGGGAGGCGAAAAAGCTGACTTCTATGCAAATGAGTACGAAGTAGAGGTAGAGATTATAGGGTACTCCGCTCGTAGTTACGAGGTAGCACTCAAGTCAGCCCGCGATTGGCAAGCCCTGATGAAGGCGCGGAGGCAAGGAATAACGTAATGGCAAAAAGAGAGCCGAACTCGCAAGACTGTCAGAACTGTATTCTATGGGAGAGAACAACATGAGCGATCGTGAAACCATCTGCACCGACTGCAAGCATCCCATGAAAAATACAGTTGCTGACCTGGGGCCTTGCGCTCTTGTTTTTCCAGAATGCGATGGGCGGGGTAATGAAAGTGTGTCCATCCCAATCGAGCATATTGATGCCGTTGTTTCTCTGGCAGGAGTGATACGCAGAGACAATATTCTCGCATTATCAAAACACGCACAAAAGAGACCAGATTCCGAGAGCGTAATGGTTAAGATCATAGATAAAGAGGGCTAATCAATGACTATTCTAATCTGACAATATTTCGTCACTTAGACTGAAGTAAATTCATAGCAGCACAAAATATAGGTAGTGAAACAATCACGCCAGGATTCCAGAACACCGGATTCCTGGCGTTTTTTTTTAAACTATTTGGGGTGGCAAGAATGGCGAAGAGAGAGAAAATAAAGCTGTTAAAGGTTGTCGGGCGTGAAGTAATCATAAATGGTGCTGGAGTGGGTGGCGCCGGAGCAATACTATACGGGACGTGGCAGATATCTTCAATTGCGGGATGGATTGTGCTAGGTGTATTCTTGGCTGGCGCAGCGGTATTAATGGAATCGAATAAAACGTCATTGAAGGGATAGGAAAACGTTTAATGAGTCTTTTTACACCTTTATTCTCAAAGCGTTCTTATGCCCCGGACGACGATTATTGGTATAGGCCAGTCGGGAGCGGAACAACGTCTGCTGGCGCCCGGGTAGACGCGACGACAGCACAGAACTGTGCAACTGTTCTCGCGTGTTCCCGTGTGTTGACCGAGACGATGGCATCGTTGCCGCTGTTTGTTTATCGTCAAGACGGCAAGGTGAGAGAAAAAGCAAAGCGTCACCCCCTTTATAATGTTTTGCACCATAGGGCAAATAGGCATCTGACAAGCTTTAATTGGAGAGAATTTGTACTTCTTGACCTGATATTCCGTGGGCGGCACTTTTCGCAGATTGTTCGAACGGTCGCCACGGACCCCACGGTAGGATACGAAGGAAGCGTCAAGGAATTGTGGCCGCTTTGTTTTACAAAAATGGAGGTCAAATACGACGAGCAGGGGAATCTTCGTTATATCTATACGAAAAGCCCCGGTGAGATCGTAACCCTGTTGCCGTCTGAGGTCTTGGACATTATCGGCCCAATGGGCGGGAAATCAATAATTGATCTTGCCAGAGAAGGAATAGGGCTTGCGCTGGCAACCGAAGAATACGGCTCGCGCTTTTTCGGAAATGATGCGCGACCGGGGATGGTACTCGAACATCCGGGGTCACTTGGGGATAAAGGTATGGAGCACTTGCGAGATTCGTGGGAGGAGCACCATTCTGGCACCGCGAACTCCCACAAACCTGCGATATTAGAGGAGGGAATGACGGCTCATATTATTGGAGTCTCCCCTGAGAATGCCCAATTTCTTGAGACGCGGAAATATCAGAGAGCAGAAATCGCGGGGTGGCATAGAGTTCCTTTACACATGATCGGCGACACGGAACATGCTATTAAGGCAAATATCGAACATTTGGGAATTGAATTCTCAACACACACGGCAAAACCGTGGGCGGTGCGCATAGAGCAGGCGTTAAAGAAGTCGTTTTTCCCGACCGAGAGGTATTACGCGGAGTTTGAACTTGCTGGCTTGATGCGGGGTGATTCGGCGGCACAAGCGACATATCTTGGAAAGGGTATTACGAGTAGCTTTTTGACGCCAAACGAGGCGCGACAGAAACTTAATCTAAATCCGATGGGTCCCGATGCTGACAAATTGCTGGCGCAGGGCGCGATGATAAGCCTTTCGAATGCCGTGAAGCAGCAACCTGCGGCGTCTGGGGCGTTGGCGAAAAAGACACCTGATGATAATGAACAAGATTCCGATAGCGAATAGCAAGTACGCATTTTGAACAGGAGGACTAAGTAATGCCAATAGAAAAAGACTACGAGAGCGACGAAAAGCAGATAAAACATCAAGCAATCCCGATAGAGCGACGAGCGCTATCAATTTCTGACATTCGCACAAGCACAGAGGAAGATGATGAAAATGTCGGGGTGATTACGGGTTACGCCGCGGTGTTCGAGACGGAAGCCCTTGATAAGCTGGGGCGCGCAGAGAAAATTCGGCAAGGAGCTTTCAAAAAGACATTAAAGGAGCAACCGGATATCAAGGTGTTATTCAATCACGATACCAGTAAAATCCTTGCTCGCACAAGCAATGGCACCCTTGATATCGCCGAAGACAAGAGAGGATTAAAATTTACTGCGAGACTTAATTTATTGGTTTCATGGGCGAAGGACGCCTACGAGGCGATCAAATCTGGACTCATTGACCAAGTATCATTCGGATTCCAAGTGATCAAGGATGACGCCAAAATAATTTATCCAAATAAAGGCGAAGGCGGGGAAGGTCGCCGACTACGGGAACTGACTGAGATCAGACTATTTGAAATAAGCCCAGTTACCTTCCCGTTTTATCCCACAACCTCGGTAAAAGTCGATGTTGCTCTTCGTCATTTCCTTCAGCGAGCGCATGTTCCAGAAGATAAAATCGTGCGAGCTATCGGATGCTTGAGAGATAAAAACGAGGAGCCGCCACCGAAAGAAACAGATCAGGCAGTGTCGGAAGATGAAAGCGATACTGCCACCGAAAAGTCGGAGGCTGAAGCAGAAATAGAAGCGGAAGCAGAAAAAGAAGTGGGAGATGAGTCGAATACTGACGAGGAAGATGCCGAGCCGGACGTCGATACAACTGACGACCACTCGGATTCAAATATTGCCGAGCCGAGTTCTGATTCTCACTCTGTAGAGATTGAACACGAACAATCAGATACGTCCGAGCCGGGTGGAGACATAGCCCACTCTGAAGGAGATGTAAAGAAGACCGCCTCGCGGGAGCTGTTGTCAGACGCACTATGGCGTGCGCGGCAGGCGCGCGGGCGAGAAAAACGATTTTTCAAAAAGGAGAGTGACGAACAATGAGCACAAGAAAAGCACAGCGCGCAGAGCTCGGAAGTGTACTAAGCGAAGTTGAGCAAATCACTAATGAGGCTCTAGAAGAAACACGGGAGTTGTCAAAACAGGAATATGGGCGCATAAACGACCTGTTGGAAAGAGAAGCGCAGCTCGAGTTGTTACTTAAGCAAGGCGAGCGCATTGACAAGGCAAGGGACTTCGCCGGCGGGGCAAGGTCAACGCCAATCACTGACGGGACTGGCATCACGGCGGGAAGTTCGCCATCGTATCGGTCTGAGAACCCCACAGAGTTTCGGGGGATGGGTGGATTTTTGCAGGCGGTTCATACCGCCCAACTCAATCCGTCTGGTATGGACAGCCGGCTCCGGGATCAACAGAAACGGGCTACTGGTTTGTCTGAAGGGGTACCCGCCGACGGTGGCTTCCTCGTGCAGACAGACCTCTCAAGCAAGTTGCTTCAACTGACCTTCGAGACGGGTATTCTTGCCTCGAAGTGTGATCGGCTGAAAATCAGCAATACTGCGAATGCAATGAAAATCCCTGGCGTGGATGAAACAAGCCGAGCGGATGGAAGTCGAATGGGTGGAGTTCGGGCATATTGGAAAAATGAGGCTCAGGCCAAAGTGGCGTCACAGCCCAGTTTTCGGCAAATCGAGCTGAACCTGAACAAGCTGATCGGGCTTTGCTATACCACGGACGAATTGCTGCAAGATACTGTTGCGTTGGAGTCGTGGCTTATGTCCGCGTTCCCGAACGAATTCGGGTTCAAAATCGACGACGGAATTATCAACGGCAATGGCGGCGGGCAGCCACTTGGGATAATGAATAGCGGGGCGTTGGTTACGGTTGCAAAAGAAGCTGGTCAAGCGGCAACCACCATTATCTATGATAACGTGTTAAAGATGTGGACTCGCATGATCGCGTCGTCTCGCAAGAACGCGGTGTGGTATATAAATCAGGACTGCGAGATGCAATTGCACACGATGACCATGCCGATAGGCACGGCGGGGACGGCGGTATATCTACCTCCAGGAGGCGCGTCTGATGTGCCTTACTCTAGGCTATTTGGCCGACCAGTCTTGCCGATTGAACAGTGCCAGACGCTGGGAACGACCGGGGATATTATTCTTGCCGACTTGTCGCAATATTATTTGGCGGACAAAGCTGGCATTCAGAGCGATTCCTCGATCCACGTTAAGTTCGTAGAGGACGAGACGGCTTTCCGCTTCGTCTACAGGGCTGACGGACAACCGAAATTGGCATCCGCTATAACGCCATACAAGGGCAATGATGATATTTCGCCGTTTGTGGCGCTCGCGGAGCGGGCATAAGTAGTTTTAAGTGCGTTTTACGAATAGCGGGGCATGACATCAATATCGTGCCCCGTAAGTTTCTGTAAATTTTAGTTTGGAGGTGTACTAATGAAAGGTTTTAACATAGCCGAACAAGGGCACGTTGTCAATATGCTCGCGCCTATCGATATTGGCGGAGGTGCAAAAACATCCGACAGGGTATCTATGGAGGGTCACGCGAAGATACAGGTAGTAATCACAATGGGCGTGGTCGGGAACGATACGACCGTCACCTTTTATGAATCGACTACTGAGGCTGGCGGAAGCGAAGACGCGATTGGCACAGTATACTACTATCAGGAAACAACGGCTGATGGAGATACGCTCGCCGCCCGCACGTCCGGCGCGACAATTACGACAGGCACGAATAACAACACAACGATTGTTGTTGATATCGATGCCTCGTCGTTGACCGCTGATCATATTTATGTTGGATTCAAGACCAGTGCTGCTGCTGCCGCTCTAATCAGCGCCGTGGGAATCCTTAGCGGTACTCGCTATCAATCTGGCATCACTGCCACTGCGATAGAATAGTATCGACAAAGCTTTGGCGGCTGAGCTTTAACTGATCAACCGCCAGACTTTCTATAAGGCGGAACCACTGCCTTTGTCGGCTTGCCGGCACAAACTACAAGTATGGAGGTTTATTATGGCTGTAACGAATGTAGGTAGCAGATGGAGACATGGTTTTCTTGAGTTTTTTGACACGGTAACAAATCGCGTTATTGATGTGGAAGCTCCCGTGAAGAAATTTGACGACTTCTTGGGTCCGGCAATTGATAACACAAATGATTGGAACGTTTCTGTTGTCGGGGCTGGAGCGGCAACGGCGGATGCCGGTTGGATGACTATTACAACCGCCGCCGGAGATGACGACGACGTAGAAGTTGCATCCGAGCTGACATTCAACGGGACGAATTATATCGTACTCGAAGCGCGATTGCGCAATGATGACGTTGCCAATAGTGCTGTTTGTGTCGGGTTGGTTGATGCAATCGCTTATGCCGCTGACACGTTGGCGGTAACATACGACAGCGATGCGTTGGTCACGACCGCTACTGACGGGGCGTGCTTCTTCCACGACAAAGACACTACGGGCGACACTTGGAGAGCGGTGTGCGTTGATTCCGATACCAACGGCGCCATTCTTGACACGACGGTCACGCCGGTTAATTCCCAAATTCAGAACTTTCGAATTAGGATTAACGCTAGCGGCTTTTGCGACTTCTGGTTTTCAACGGGCACGGCGGCGTTGGAGCATCTTGGCGAAGACATTCTTATTGGTGTTACGCCGGGCGTGTCTCTGTGCGCTTATGTCGGGTATATGACGAGAGAAACCGCTGCAAACACGTGTGATGTAGACTTCATGCGTGTATGGGGTGGCAAGATCGATTGATCGGTTTATGGGGGCGGCTCGTTTCGCCCTCACTTTTTATAAGGCGGAACCACTGCCTTTGTCAGCTTGGCTGGCACAAACTACAAGTATGGAGGTTTATTATGGCTGTAACGAATGTAGGTAGCAGATGGAGACATGGTTTTCTTGAGTTTTTTGACACGGTAACAAACCGTGTTATTGATGCGAAAGCTCCCGTGACGAAGTTCGACGATTTCTTGGGGCTGGCGATTGATAGCACAAATGATTGGAACGTAGCCGCAGTCAATGGTGGGACGGCAACGGCGGATGCCGGTTGGATGATTTTGACAAGTGGTGCCGCAAATGACGACAATGTAGAAGTCGCGTCCGAGCTGACGTTCAACGGGACTAATTCTATAGTATTTGAAGCGCGATTGCGCAATGATGACGTTGCCAATAGCGCTGTTTGTGTCGGATTAGTTGATGCAATCACCTATGGCGCTGACCAGTTGGCGATAAGTTATGCTGGTGATACGTTGGTCACAAACGCGAGTGACGGAGCTTGTTTCTTCCATGATACAGACACTACGACCGACACTTGGAGAGCGGTGTGCGTTGATTCCGATACCAACGGCGCCATTCTTGACACGACGGTCACGCCGGTTAATTCCCAAATTCAGAACTTTCGAATTAGGATTAACGCTAGTGGCTTTTGCGACTTCTGGTTTTCAACGGGCACGGCGGCGTTGGAGCATCTTGGCGAAGACATTCTTATTGGCGTAACGCCGGGTACATCGCTGTGTGCTTATGTCGGGTATATCACGAGAGAAGGCTTTGTAAACACGTGTGATGTAGATTTCATGCGTGTATGGGGTGGCAGGATCGACTGATCGGTTTATGGTACCCAAGTACGGTTGGCGGGGTGGGAACTTTTCGCCTCGCCAACATTTTTTCAGTTCTGCTATAGGAGAATACGATGGGACAATACACACCGTATATTTTTGACAACTCGACAGGCACAGGCGTATTGGCTGTAAGCTTTGACCCGAATGTGAACTTCATCCTTGTTGCCGTTAAACTTCATCTTTCTACAGCCGGAGATGCCTCGGACACATTTACAATTACGGCGGACTCTACAGAGGGAGCCGCTTACGACATCTTGCTTCTAAGCCAGAGCATGAGCGCCGAGACTGATGTTTTGTGGACGCCCGACTTGCTGCCATTCAAGAAAGATGACAAACTTCTGTTTGGCATGACCCGTGCGTCTGGAGTAACCTGGGGCTTGGAAATAGTTTACAGAGAAGAAGCTTGATAACGGAGGGGTGGCGCAATGACTGAATATCGTGTATCAGGCATACCGGTTATAGAGCTAACTCCGGGCGTGTCAATTGATGGGGCGGCGATTCAAGACGACACAATACTGGATGCCTCTCCCGATTGGGGCACTGGGACTAATCAAATCAGCGCGGCTGATCTACCAATAGCCGATGCTGGCGCATATTATGCTGGAGCCGAGGTTGAGACAGCATTGCTCGAAAACTCTTACGGTAGCAACGCACTTCTGCACGGCGATGAAGACGGGCGTAGACCAAGCTGGCGCGGGAGCGGCGGCGGGTGAGCTTTGGGCAGATTCAAATGATGAGTATACGGTAAAACTGGGTCAGTAAAGGAGTGAAGTCAAATGAGTGAAAGCAGAAACACGATACAGGTCAGAATGATTAAATCTTGGCGTGGGCATCCGCGCGGCAAAGTCATCGTCACTAATGATGTGGTGGCAAAGGCTCTTGTCTTAAATGGCGATGCCGAGTTTACACGGCAGCCAGCCAAGCCGAGTGGCAGACCGCCAAAGAGAGAAGTCGCGGCTATGGCTGTTCCAGAGAGAGCTACGCACGAGCAACCAAAACCTCGCGAACGTGAGGCGGTTGTGGAAGGCGCAGAAAAGACTGACGAAGATATTAACGAAGAAAGCGAAAGTGAAAGCCATGCGAAACAAGAAAATCCCGTTAAAAAGAATAAACGCAATCGCCGGAAGAGCAATACCTAGAGAGCGCAAGAGCTCGTCATACAGTGTACAAAAAATAACGTTTGATTGGACGAGCGATGATAGCGGGAACGCCAGCGGAACGACTCTCGGCACATATAACGGAGAGATAGTTGCGCTGTCTATAATTTTGCTGGAGACTCCGGTAAAAGGGGTGTTTAGAATCGAGATTGTGGATGATGAGGGTTTTGAAATTCTTGCGATGACCGGCGATAAGATCGCGGATACATCGTTTGGGGCTGTCTGCGAAAGTACGCTAACCCTAAACATTTCAAAGGCAATGGGAACGAGAGCCAAAACAGGTCTGCTTGCCGTATGGATACGATAATAGCAAAAAGGGAGAAAGACTGCAAAATGGGAAATGGAACTTGGGAAAAAGGCGTAGATGACAGATTGGCTTATCTAACAACAGTTTCAGATACTATACGCGACAAGATAGAAAATCTTCACATTGAATTGGCGCAGCTCAAAGTCAGAGCGGCTCTATGGGGGGCAGCGGCGGGGCTTATGAGTACAATAGTCGCCGGTGTAGTCATCGCCCTTGTCCTGCAAAATCTTGGGGTGTAGGTACTAAACAATGGCATTAAACCTATATGCTACGCTTACTGACATAAAAGACTCCAATCGACTAGACATCAGCGCGACAACCAATGACGATTTGCTTGAGGCATTACTGGAAAATGCCAGCCGTGTAATTGATGGCGATACGCATAGATTCTTTTATACAAAAACAGAAACAAAACACATGAACACGAGTCGTGGAAATGATTATCTGCTATTGCCAGAAGACTTGATAAGCATCGACGCCGACGGACTCACGGTAGACACGGAGAGTGACGGCACGTATGACGGGCAGACTTGGACTGAGGCTACAGACTTTTGGACATATCCCTATGAAGAGTATCCGAAATACAAGCTGCTAACAACAGGGTTCGGCAGTTATTCGTTTGCGAGTGAACAACGACGCGATGTGCAAATTGTCGGCATTTGGGGATATGGGGACGGGACAAGCGATCCGTGGAGCGCGACAATTATAACGGGCACGGTGGGAGATGGCACAACGACAACGCTTGACCTAAGTCTGAGTGGCACTGTTAAGCGAGGGCACACAATCAAGTGTGGTACGGAACAGATGTACGTCTCGGCGATCGATGAGACAAGCGGAGTAGACACGGCGACCGTTACTCGTGGTGTAAATGGAACGACGGCGGCAGCCCAGGCAGCGGCGGTGGTATCAATTGCTCAGTATCCGTCACAGATCAAGCAAGCCTGCCTACATTTTGCCACGCGATTCTGGACAGAGCTTGCCGATACAGGTCAGATGCAAAGCGAGCGAATAGGCAGCTATTCATATTCGAAGTTTCAGCCCTCTAATTTGCGAGAGCAAGATTTGAGACTTGTGGCAATATTCAGAAGGATACCAGTCGTATGAGCATTCAGTCGTTCTTCAAAGATTCGTTGGTGTTTAGGCAACATCGCGGGAGAGATGCGCATAATGAGCCATTGACCCCTGAATTCACGGATACTGCAATAAAGGGACGGGCTATTGAGCAACAACGAAATGTGACGACTGTAGAAGGTGAAGAAGATGTTTCGACGATGACTATTTGGATATCTAATCGCACCGTCACGAATGAGGATAAGATCACATACGAAGGCGTGGATTATTCGGTGCTAACAATGTTTCGTCCAAAGGATCGTTCAGGGAAAGTCCACCATTTAGAATTGAATTGTCAATAAGTTAAAAACGACATTCTTGTTGCGAGCGGAGAAACATGGGGAAAGCTATTGTAGGCAGAAAAATTAGAAGGGGGCGCCCAGCACTACAATGCCCAAGCAGGAACTTTCCACCAAACGTAATGAAACATTCGGCTGCGCAAAGCAGACAGGGGCTTCGTGTCAAAAAGGGCAAAGGTGGCGGCGCGAATGGTCGAATAATTAGGAATAATCGTAAATTGTACGAGGTGTTACCCAATAATGCGTGGAAGGGAAGGCGCTGTTTCGTGGTTGGCGGGGGGCCTAGTTTGAGAGGTTTCGACTGGAGCCTCTTAAAAGGTGAGCTCGTAATAGTCATTAACAGAGCTTTTGAGATGTTGCCAACGGCGGCAATAAACTTCAGTATGGATTTGCGATACTGGAAATGGTTAGAGATCGGCATGGTTGGGCAGACCGACGAAGAGCGAACAGTCGTTAGGAAGGAATGGTTAGACTTTGGTGGGTTAAAAGTTTGGTTAAACACTAACCATTTTCCTCTTCCAGAAGAAATCTTTACGCTTCAGGCAAGCGGAGGATGGGAATTTTCAGAGGACATGGCTAAGGGGCTTGGAACCGGGTGCAATAGCGGTTTCAGTGGGACAAATCTCGCGGCGTGCTTAGGCGCAAGTCCAATATATCTTCTTGGGTTCGACATGAAAGGTAGCAGCGATGGGCAGCAAGCATGGTTTCATACAGGCTACCCACCTATCGCAATGCAGAAAGATACCGTATACAATAGATTCCGTGACTTTTTTGAGAAGATAGCCCCTAAGTTTCAGGATAGAATAATCAATCTAACCCCGGGAAGCGCCCTGAAATGTTTCAAGACTGAGAGGTTTGAGAATTTGCCAAAAATCAGAAGACCCGTTGTGGTGACATATTACACAAAAGACACCCCATACGAAACGTTGGTCAGCAAATGGAAGGAGTCAATTCACAAATTCGGCATGGAATATGATATTGTGGGGGTTCCAAGCAAAGGGTCTTGGCAGGAAAATACTCGGTATAAGGCGACCTTTATTGAGGAAATGCTCAACAAACACAAACGACCAATTCTGTTTATCGATGTAGATGGAGAAATGTGCAAATACCCGAACTTGCTTGATGATTTGGACGCTGATGTTGCCGTGCATTTTAGAGATTATGCACAGTTCCCTTCTCATTCCAGAAAAGAGGGCAAGGAGCTATTGTCTGGGACGATATTTTTTAACGATACAGAAATCGCCAGAGAACTTATTAGTGCGTGGAAACTGCAAAACAAAAACAACACTACGGCGTGGGAGCAGAGAAACCTTCAGGTGGCACTTGAACGAGCAATGAAAGGCAAAGAGATCGATGTGCTGGAGCTTCCGGCAACCTATTGCCAGATTTTTGACCTGATGGCGGCAGCTGGCGAACCAGTGATCGAGCATTTTCAGGCAAGCAGAAGATTCAGGAATTTAAGATGACGACCAAAAAACTCTTTATCATAGGATTGCGAAGAAGCGGCACATCAATTTTGCGCAAGCTTTTGTTGCAACACCCGGAAGTGATGGGCATCGAGTTTGAGCCGCATCCATTATGGTTTGCCGTAGACATGAATCATTTCAATCGATTTCGAGGTGATCCGTATGTGCAGCAAACATTAGACGTGTTTCTGAATCGGTGCCCTGAACGAAAGTGGTATGGGGCAAAGTTTGCTCTTAATCCCGGGGTAAAGGCATTAGAGTGGGTATGGTTGGCAAAGATATTTGCGGACGCCAAGTTTATTTTCATCGTTCGCGATCTAACACAGACATGGGCAAGCTATTACAGGCAGGACAAAAGTTCTGTTCGGGGCGTTATAGATGAAGAGGCATACAAGGTGCTGGGGCGGGGTCTAATCGGGGGGTTTCAAGAGTTTTGTAAGCGAGCTCCTTCTCGTGGTGTCGTTGTTAATTATTCACGGCTTGTTGAAAATGCGGATTCAGAGTTGACTAATATCTGGTCATTGTTGGGGATCGAGACTCACTTGGGCTTTAATGCTCAGATGAAAATTCCGAAACACTGGGGGTAAGGCAGACAGATGAAGCACATCACCATAGTCATACCAACGAGAAATAGATGGAACAAGCTATGCGCGACGCTCGATAGCATAGTTTTGGCGGAAGAGTCTATACGTGTTCTTATCGTTTGCGACGCGGATAAAGCGACCTATGACAGGGCGTCAAGAATATTTCGGGATGTGCCAAATATCGAGATATTTTTAGCTGCTGGCGAGAAGCCTCGCGGAGCGACATATTGCCGAAACTTAGTGACAGGTAAAGCGGAAGACGGAGTGTTGTATGCTACGGATGACATTGTATTTAAGGAAGATACTATAGCCGTTGCGATGGCAACATTCAACGAGAATTTTGATGATGACGATGGCGTGGTGGGGTTCAAGCAGGTGCCGTGCAACTATCATTTAACGGGGGTGGCGTTGGTTGGGAAGACGTTTCTTGAGCGATACCCCGGCAAACGGTTGTTCTTTCCTGGTTACTTCCATTTTGCGTGTCAAGAAGTTCATTGGTTAGCCGAGAAGTTGGATAAATTCATCCATGAACCGAACGCGATTGTAACTCATAAAACACCGAAATTTTTCCCTGAAGAGCATGACCAAACATGGAACGATGCTAGGACACATCAGGTACAGGACAAGGCGCTGAGACTGCAACGGATCAAAGAAAGTAAAATATGGGGGGATCAAGAATGATACTGGTACCCGTGATCATATTCTTCGTTGTTGTTGCCTTATGGCTTAGCTCGCTTGAGCGTAGATTCAAAGGAAACGAGCACTCAATTATGCTCGCCAACGAGAAGATTAATGAAACAATACAAATCTATGAGATTCGCAAGCTCGTTGACGAAAAGAAGAGAGCGCAATGACAATCTCCCTATTCATGCCTGTCTACAAACGGTTCGCGTATGTTCCTGATATATTACAGGCATGGCAATCACAAGTTGACGAAATAGTGGTATGGGATGATTCATGTGATTTGTCCAGAGAGTATCCTCAAGGCGTGACTGTGATACGATCAACGCGACCGATGGGAAGCCACATAAAATTCAAGGTGGCGCAGCTCTTAGAGAACGATGTGGCATTGATTGTAGATGATGATATTGTGCCGCATTGCGGGCTTGTGGATGCGCTTATGGCACATTATAGGCCAGACCGCGTGCTTACCGTATTCGGGCGGAAGTTAAACGCCGCCGGCTATAAAAATAAGAGCTGCCCCCTGCAACGTTCTGACAAGATTGCGGAACTTACAAAGGTTGATTGGGGAGGGCGGCTACTCATCGGCGCGCGAGAACGTTTTATGCTCGACGTTTCTGGGTGTCTTGACACGGTGCTTGACGATTTGTATTGGAGCTTTCAACTGAAAGTTAAATGCCCCGATGCACAGATATTCGTTGTGCCGACAGATAAATGGCACAATTCAGATGACGCAAATGATAAGCACTCATTATCAAAAACTCCAAATTATTGGGTGAAGCGAGATGAGTATGTTCGAGCAAATTATAGTAAAATATTTGCATAGGAGCGAGCGTTATGGAGGCTGAGGAATATTATAAAGAGCATTGGGAGCCGCATGAAATTTGGACGCATCTTGACAGGCCAAAACACATGGCGCGGTTTGAGCACTGCGTTTCATTTTTGAATGGAAAACAATTCGCGGATGTTGGATGCGCGAGTGGGCACTCTACGCAGATAATGAAGGGGATAAAAGACGGAGAATGGCGCGGTTTTGATTTTACAAAATCCGGCATTGACCAAGCGAAAATCAATTTCCCTGATATGCCGTTTGAATATTTGTCAAATAGCAAGGGCATGGAAGCGGTGAAGACGGAGTTTGATGGGGTTGTGTGTTCTGAGGTGCTTGAGCATGTTCCAGAGGACAAACAATTCATAAATTCTCTGTGGACGATGGTAAAGCCGGGCGGCACAATGGTGATTACCACCCCAAACAGATATGTGAACGACCCGGGGCACTTAAGGGTATACACCATAGATATGATAGAAGAATTATACGAGGGGATCCCGCTCGCGATTCATAAAGAGGGTATTTTTTGGTACATTGTTTCGCAGAAAGTGGTGAAGCAAGAAGCAGAGAAGCAGAAAGTTGTGAAGCAGGAAGCGGGCGCAATGGATAGCAATGTGGCAAAAGAAGTGTTGCTTGAGGTTAAAGATATTCTCGACGGCGCGGAAGTTCCCTTTTTCCTAATTTGCGGCACATGTTTGGGAGCGCATAGGGATAAGGCGTTTATAAAAGGGGACGACGACATTGATTTGGGCGTGTTGATAGAGGATCTGCACCCGGCGGCAACCACATTAGCCGATACATTTACGCAAGCGGGATTCTCTGCAAGAATTATTTGTCGCCCTTTTGAATTTGCACGTGTACTCAAATTGAAGAAGCGTGGCATTGGCATAGACGTGGCGGGATGGTGTAAGACGGGTAATGTGCGCTGGGTGTCGTCAACCATTAGAGACTATTGTTTGGTTCACCCGACAAAGCTATTTGAAGGGATGAAGCGTATCAGATTTTGTGGCAAATATTTTCATGTTCCTACGCCAGTTTCAGAATATCTAACCGCCGAATATGGAGATTGGGAAACCCCAAAGCCCAATATGCACATTAGCACGTCACGAGTGTATGATTTCAGGAAGGCACACAACATCGGTGGTTATGGAATTATGCACTGGCGCAAAACGAAGCGCAAACTTTATAACACGAAGGGGGCGAATATGTTAGAGCGAGATGTCCCATCTGAAAAACTGGATGAGATTTATGGCGAGCAAGATTACTACGGCTATTTGAATAGCGAACCGTTTATGGAATGCTTCAAAGCGATTGCGACGCAAATCAAACAACTCCCGGATGTAGCGTCTATCTTGGACGTGGGATGTGGTCGGGGAATGTTGCCGAAATTTCTTCGACCGGAGCATAGATACTTGGGATTCGATGGGTCTGCAACAGCGATCGAGTCGGCGAAGAAGAGCTGGGCAGGGAGAGAGAACACGGACTTTGAGGTTGGTAGGATTGAAAACTTCCTATGTGAAAAACAGATTATCGACCCCGAAGCTTCTTTTGACCTAATCTTGTTCGGTGGCGTTCTTCATTGCCTGATTAAACAAGAGAATTGGGTCGAGTTTATCAAGATGTATTTGAATGCGTTTAACGCAGATCATTTTGTAATATACGATTTGTCGATAGCCGATACAAGCATTCTAAAAGAACACTTTGTGCTCTTGCACGAGCAGGCTCTTGATATTAAAATCCCGAAGGTTCAGGAAGTCAAAAAGCATCGTATGTTAGAGGTCTACAAGATCAAGGGCTGTACGGTAGGAGAAGAGTGATGGAAAGCAGAGGCAAAACTATCGTTTATATACCCGGATGCTGGGAGATGCTGCACATCGGGCATTTGAATATGCTAACCCGCGCAAAGGCGCTTGGCGACATCCTGATAGTTGGAGTCGAAGGCGATGCGTTGATAGAGGGCGAAAAAGGACATGCTCCGATAATCCCGTGCGACCAGAGGGCGCGAATGCTCGAAGCGCTGGAATGTGTAGACATCGCTATTCCATTTGATTCTTTTGATTACGCGGAGATTGTTAAACAGGTGGGCGCGGAGATATTTGTGATTGGCTCACAACACGAAGGGGATCGCTTCGATAAAGTACGATGCACAGATTGCAAAGTGGTTCAACTGCCGTACACAGACGGCATTTCGGACACAACGATTAAGGAGCGTATTTGCCACAATGCCAACAATGGTGCTGGACACAACAGAGCATGATAAGAGTATGCGGTATTTGCTGAAACACGCCATGCCGGATAGTGTGAAAGAGGGCTTGGCGTCGGCTGGCAGAGAGCTAATGAAAGACGCTCTTGAAAAGACCCCTACAGTCCCGATGTTTCACACGGGATTTACAAAGACGGGGAGAAAACGAAAAAAACGGCGGCACGGCAGATTGGTGAGAGGCGGATGGCTTCGTGGTAGCGGGTCTGTATTCGTTGACAACAAGTTCATTGCGAAATCTCCAAGAGTCAATAATTTGGGAACCCCAGCAATTTCTCATAGAGGCCGGATACCAAAAGATTCACATGTTGTCGTTGTCGGATTTAATACGAGATATGCCACGCGAGCGCATGAGCTACCGAGTTCTTCCGATTTTTCAACACCGGGTTCGGGTCCTAAGTTTTTGGAGTCCAAAGTTTCTGCATATAGAAAAAAATATGTGGGGATGGTCGCGCATTCGCTTCAGAGCGGTATGGCGACATCAATTCTTATAGGTAGGCATAGGGAATAATAATGGCGAACTTTTTACAAGAACTTTGTGCATGGATTGCCGCAAATACGCCAACAGGAAGTACGACGCTGGTCGTGGGCGCAAATCTCCAAGAAGGGTGGCGTGAACTCGAAGCTCCAGACGAATGTGTCTTGGTTGCAGAATCGGCTGGAGGCAAGCCGCAGTTTATTAGCACGGACTGGGTTGACAAATCGATACAGATATTAACCCGGAGCATAACGTATGTCGAGGCGAGAGACTTGGCGTTCGAGGTTCATTCCTTGTTGCACGGACAATGTCACACGTCGCTCACATCGTTTCATGTAAACGTGATGGACGCACAAAGTGTCCCCGCGTATATGGGGACGGATGAAGAGAGGAGATTTGAATTTTCACAAAACTATATTATGCCGTATCAAAGCGCGCCGACTTGATAATGAGACAATTACCGGCGCGTAAAACAAAGTAATAACAGGAGGAAGGTACGATGGGATCACAATCACCGATCAAAGATTTAGGGCCGTGTGCTGTGGTGTATTCTGACACACAGACAGATGCGCCGATTGGAGAGACTTTGGGAGACACGATCTTCAAGCATTCGTCTGACTATGCTGAGATCAAAGAAGACCGCTATGGGAACACGCTTGTAGACGCCATTTTCACTGGCTCGGCATGTTCGGTTGAAGTACCCTTCACAAGGCTGACTCTTGCCGAGTTGGTAACGTTGATGCCGGGCGCGGCGGGTTCCGGCACCACTGGTGATCAGATGATGATCAAGGATTTGACCGGTCAGGCAATGTACGAGAATGCGTTGATGCTCACATTGAAGCCGATCATAGCCACCGTGACAAGCACAGATTCAACGGAATGGCTCACGGTATTTCGAGCGCATCAAACCGCAGACATGGAGATCACCTACAATGTCGAGGGGCAGCGCATTTACAAGGTCACATTTATGGGGTTCCGCGTACAGACAGATGGAACGCCTGCTGGCGCAGTTGCTGGCGCACTGTGGAAAGTCGGAGCAAATGTGTAAGAACAAAATCTAAATCAAAAAAGTGAGGACGCGAGAATGGCAACAGAACCAAAAAAGGGTCTAAATGTGGATGATCTATTCGAGGACATCCCGATTGTTATTGACGAGAAAAAGTACACGCTGGGAAAGATCACCGCCAGAATGATGAAAGCCTGTGTTGCGGCTGCGGAGAATACTGAGCAAGACGAGGATTCCGGAGAGATTTTGGGGCGCCAATTAGCTGTATATTTGCGCGTTGACGAATCTGAATTTGTCGATACCGACGTGCGAAAAATACTAAAAGTAATCGAGTTTATTGGCGAACAAATCAGCGTGGACTCTTCGTCAAAAAACGTGGCGGGGGTAGAGGCGAGCAAATAGCGAGGATCGCCTCTGCATTCCCCGGTCTCTTTGATTATCGGGCGCTTCTCTCTATGGCTGGTGACGATGGAGACTTGCGTGAATTTGCATTTTGGTTAAAGCAATCGCGAATAGTTCAGATTGATCGTCATGTAGAACAAATACAGGCGGTGCGCATCGGACAGTCAGAAGCATATTCTGAAGTAATGACGCGATTGAATGGCGAAAGACGGAAATTGCTTATTGGCCCGGATGCTTTTTATAGAGAGCAGTGGAGCGATTTGCGGGCTTTATCGAAGCGTAATGACCGGTCTGTTTTGCTTAATAAAAGAAAGAAACGAAACAAGAGAAAGAAGAAAAAACCATGATAGGAGTGACCCGCTGACATGCCTTTTCAGGGTGGTTCTATAATATCCTATTTGAAGATCGATACAGGGAACTTCGAGACAGGGATAAAAAAAGCAAATGTGTGGCTAGACGATTCCCGCAAAACCATTAAGAAGAACTCTGCCGCGATCACGAAACTTGGACTTGTGTTTGCCGCGACAGGAGCCGCCGCTGCTGGCATGGCAGCCGTGACTGTTGTCGCATTTGCGAAGTTTGATAAGGCTATGCGGGTGGCGACTGCCGTTAGTGAAACGTCTCAAGCGCAGTTTAGCTCCATGTCGGACGAAGCCATCGCAATGTCGAAGTCAATGAATCTTGCGGCGACGGAAACGGCGACTGCCTACTATTTCCTCGGTTCTGCTGGCTTGAAAGCTGCGGAACAAATGCAAGCGTTCAAGCCAGTTATCACAATGGCAAAGGCTTTAACTACGGAAACTGGCTTGGCGGCAGAGGCGGTGGTCGATACCGCAAAAGGATTTCGTATTGGTTTTAGTGAAACGCAACGCATTGTTGACGTGATGTCCAAGACGGTTATAACGTCGAATCAAAAATTTTACGAGTTAAGCGAGGCTCTCTCCTATGTAGCTGGCATTGCAAACGCCACGAATAATTCCCTAGAAGACACGACCGCAATACTTGGCGTCATGGCAGATGTCGGCATTAAGGGGAGTCGCGCTGGCACCTCTCTGCGACGTTCTCTTCTCAATCTTATGGCTCCTACAACCAAACTTAGTAAACTGCTCAAGGCTTATGGGATCGAAGTTTATGATGTTACTACTAAAAAAATGAAGCCATTCCTCCAGCTTGTGGGCGAAATCAGTGATCAATTGAAAGATGCTGGTGATGAAGAAAAGAACTTCGCATTTAAGGCGATGTTTGGCTATCGAGCCGTCGCTGCGCAGTTGGCAGTATTTCAAAAAGGATCGGCTGAGTTAGCAGCATACAGAGACACGCTTTTAGATGCTGCTGGCACCACCGACGAAATCACGAGAAAGCAATTGGTGGCGTTCTCCGAACAATTAGGACAAACGGGGAAAAACATAAAGGCGGTAGCCATCGCAATCGGGAAAGAGCTTGCTCCTACACTGGCTGGATTAAACAGTATTCTTAAAGACGGCACATCTGCAACTGAGTCCTTCGTAAAAGCACATGCTTCATTGATTGGGGACATAACATTAGCCACTGGTATTTGGGGCGGGTTCTTGGTCGCGCTAGGCGGGATAGCAATAGCGCTACCCGGACTTGCGCTGATAACCGGTACTACAAAACTGGCATTGGGTCTATTAGCCATAAAACTTGCTCTTGTCGCGGCTGGGGTCGCGGCTCTTGTTGCGATAGTTCTAAAAGCTATAGGAAATGCGCAGAATTTCAAAGATGAGGTTGAACAAGTAGAGATAAAAATTCGTAGTTTGACAACTGCGATGGCGAAATCAACTAAGCAGATTAAAGAATGGAAAGAAGGGATAGACTTCCCTCAGAAAGGACTATTGACCAAGCGTCTTGACGATACTATCGAGCGTATAGAAACTCTCAGAAAAGAGCTCGAGACTCTGAATAGCTTGAAGTGGGGTTCTGGACTTGGAAAAGAAATAGAAGCTGGACTTGGTAAGCGTGGACTTGAAGTAAAAACATTTTTAGGATTAGGATATGGAAAGCCAACCACTGAATCCTTGAATGAATTAAGAGCCGCGATTGAGAAAGAGATTGCGGCAGAAGCAGAAATGCTTGCTCTGCATAAAGAACGGTTTCTTGGGGAGAAAAATCTGGCAGAGATGACTTCTAAACAGGAAGATGCAATCAAGGGACTTCTTGATGCTGAAAAGCGTAGAGTTGCCTATGAGGTTGGAGTGCTTGATCTGCAAGAAAGCCTTGCCGAGGCGACGCTGATAGCCAATGAGGCTTTGGGGGCGTATGAGGGCGATAACGGCGACATGGAGCTGTACAAAACTTATCTGGAGAAGGTCAAGATCGTTAAGGGGTTCGAGGCTGATATAGGGGATATAGCGAAGAAAGCAGCTCGTGAGAGAACAGATGCGATGTTGGAAGAAGGCGAGCACTGGACGGAAGTGTTGACCGAAAGATATGAGAAGCACTTGGAATTATCAAAGCAAGGCTCGGATCAGATTCTTGCAATGCAAAAAAGAACGCGGGATGCTTCGGTGCAATTGATAGAAGACGAATTTGACCAGCAACGGAAGGCGGCAGAAAATTACCGTGACGATGCGTTAAAGCTTTTCCGTGGACTGGAAGATCAAAAGCAAGATTTCATAGATGCTACAACTAAGTTTTACGAAATGTCGCTCAGAGTGATTGACAACGCGGAAGCGGAGTCTATGGAGAAGAGCAAGCACCTATATGGAACATTTTTCGATGGTATCAAGGCTGGCTATAAAAGCATCAAAGACGAAGTAAAATCGATGGCTGATATAGGGAAACAAGCGGTTACTGATTTATATCAAGGACTTGAGAGCGCGTTTTCGGGACTGTTCAAAGACATCATAAGCGGGTCGGTATCGGCAAGCGAGGCGTTCAAGAATTTTGGATTGGCGGTACTTGATACAATCGCTCAAATTATCGCTGAAACATTAGCCGGTATGCTCATAAGCAAGCTAATGGGCGACACGGCCGCCACAGCATCAAAGGTGGAAGCTGCTACGGTCGCCGCAGCATGGGCGCCGGCAGCGGCAGCGACTTCTTTAGCACTGGCGGGGACAAATTCTATTCCTGCTATGGCTGGCATGACAGCGGCTTATGCCCTAAGTCAAGTGCTTGCCGGTATCCCAGCGCTTGAAACGGGCACGGATTATGTGCCTTCTACTGGTTTATATCAATTACACAAGGGCGAGGCGGTAGTCCCCGCTGAACGGAACGGAGACAAAGAAGGCGGGCGAGATACAATAATAGAAATACACAACAATTATAGCGACCAAGCAATTGCCGCGGCAATGTCAAAAACGGCTGGGAGAAATGTTATTATCAACACCGTTGGAAGTGACATCAAGCAGAATGGGGCATTGCGTAAAATTGTAAAGCAGGGGAGATAAGGCATGTCGGATTTTGAGCTTGCAAGAGCGGAAATTGAAGAGGTATTAGATTTTCCAACGCTTATCTCTGTGTTTGAAAATGAGTCAGAGCAACGGCGTTCAGTTGTTTCCAAAAAAGTGATAGGCTTCAGAATAACCACTCCACGATTAACAAAAATTCAAATGCAAGCGCACCGTACTTTTTTTATTGGCAAACAAGGCGCGTTGACAGGCTTTACGTTTACCTCTCCCTTTGATGACACGGAATACACGGTGCGTTATCAACCGGGAAGCTTTACGACTACTTATCAAGAAGCATTATTTGTTTGTTCGTTTGAATTTAAGGTTATCAATACAGACGAGGCGTAACGATGGCAAGAACTTTAGACGCGGATTTTATTACGCAAAAGAACGCGGAAACAAACGCACCGATCCGACTATATCGTATATCAATTGATGGGAATGTAGCGAATGATATATTCTTGGCGGAGAATGATGCTGACGTAGCGTATTTCAAAGATGTAGCCACCCCTCAGACATACACAAAATTCCCAATAACTATCGATAGCCTCGGCGACAATATCAAGGAAAATATAGATGCCGTAACGATAACAGTTGGAAATGCGTCCAGGGAGATGCAAGCATTTCTTGAAGCCAACGATGGGCTACGCGGCAAAAAGGTAACTATACGGCAGGTCTTTGCCGATCTTCTTGCCGATTCAGATGCCTATATTGAAGATGTATTTTATATTGATTCCCCAGAGGTGACGGGCACGGAGGTTGTTTTTCGGCTTTCTTCTAAACTCGATATTTTATCTCTTGAGCTACCCCGGCGTAGTTATTACCGTAATCATTGCTCTTGGCGATATAAAGGAGAGGGATGTTGGAACTCGGATGGCGCCGGTGGTTGGCAAGTCCCATTAGTGTTTGGCGCGACAAAAACAACATTATTTGGCGGCGGATTGATTATCAACGGCACATCGGCTATAGCAACGGGAACGCCAGCTATTGCATCCAACACGTTCAGAACACGCAATGCAAAAGGACTCGATAGATCGGCTGGCAAGTCGTTATTTATTGATATGCTCTGCACGCTCCCAATTCAAATGACGGCGAATGGCGCAATAGAGATTGGTAGTTCGACTACAGCTTTTGATAGGTTTGAATGGCAATTCACCGATTTGACGGGGCTGGGGCTTACGGCTGGTTGGCAGACGATTACCATTCCTTTGTCCAGTTTTGCCGAGGTAGACGGGGCTAATCTGCTTGATGTAACTAACATTGTGCGAATTAGGGTATTCCAATATGCAAACGCCATAGATTTAACTATCGCATGGAAAAATGCAAAAGTTAGTACGGCTGATTCGTGCGACAAGACATTAGTCGGGTGCGGGCTTCATAATAACAAACCACGATTTGGAGGATTTCCAAGTGTGCCAAAACGCAATGTCGTTCGCATCTAACATGAAACGATTGGTTGCAGAATGTGTCGGAACACCATATCTACTTCACGGACGTTCGCCCACGGAAGGGTTCGATTGTTATGGTTTAGTCTGGTGGATATTCGCGCAAGTAGGAATTGAATTGCCCGATTTTGCGTATAATAAGGAATGGCACAAACAGGGCGAAACTTATTTTGATCAGCACAAGAATCTACACGCGCGAGCAATTGCTAAAAGTGACGCAAAAATAGGCGACCTTGTTTTATTCAAAATGAGCCGCACAACTCCGAATCATATAGGGATCATCGTCGGCGATGGGAAAATGGCTCATTGTAATGAGCATCAGGTAGTAATCGTTTCGTATTCTCAACAGCCAATGTTTAGAAAGATTGAGGGGTTTTATCATTTGCATGAAATTGACAATCAAACAAAATAGATTCGGGCAATCCTCAGAGATAAAACAGATTCCCTTTCTGTCCCCATTTCTTTCCGATTACATTCCACAGATATATCGCAATGAAGATTGGGACATAATATCGAGTCGGCACGGAAAAGTTTCAATTGAAGACTGCTTTAAGACCGTGCTGTCTTCGCATGATGAACTTTTGATTGCGCCAGCACTTGGCGACCCGGTCACATCGTTTTTTGCTGCATTATCGCTCGCGGAATGGATTGCTATCGGAGTCACAGTCGCTGCTGTCACGACAACAATTATTGCGCTTTCTCAATCTCAACCTGCGTTTGCCACATCTGAAACAGGCGAACTTGATTCTTCTCCCACTTACGGATGGGACGGAATTGAAAATACGCAAGATGTCGGAATCCCCGCTCCCATTGTCTATGGAACTCGGTATCTTGGCGGAAATGTGCTCAACGTGTATACCGAGACTGTAGACGATGACGATATTCTTCATTTGCTTATTGGTCTATGCGAGGGCGAAGTATTCTCCGTAGCTGGTCTCACGGTAGACACCGACGGCGTGGCAAACAATACCATTCTTTATGCTGAAGAAGAGCTGGCGGACACAGAGACCACGAACACATTGCTTGAAATACTAAAAGGCTTTAGCCCGGTAGATTGTACAGGCGTAGATACTGCCACGGGTTTTCTTGTATTAGAAGCTAAGTGCAATGAGCCAGCACACTTGCTTGAGGGAGTCGGAGGAGATAGCGCCATAGAAATATCAAGCGCTGAAAGCATCGATCATTCAGAATTCGAATATTTAGGATTCCCCGGCGCTTTTTCACTCACTTCAGAGTGGCAGCAATTTGAAATTCCGTTGGGTAGTTTTTACACTCCGTACGACGCTATTGATTGGACAAATGTTCGCAGATTCCGATGGTGGCAATATAAGGATGATACCACGACTGAAGTTACGATAGAAGTCAGAAATATCCAGTTGCAATTTTCGGCTCTTGGTATTGATACAACTATAGGGGACAAGATTTTAATAGATGGGAATCCGCTCTCTAATTATACAGATACTGCTGTGTCTGTCCGCTTAGGATCGAATGATCAAACTGTCATCCCCGGTTTTGAAATCCTCCATAGTGTAACCGACATCAGCATAGAACTTGTCAAAGATGCGGCGTGGGAATATCAGTTGGACGGAGGGTTCTCGCCTGAACAAGGGATAGATGGATTTTCAATTGACTTTGAAATGCCAAGTGGCTGCTATAAGACGGATCACGATGATGGGCGCATAAAGGATACGCGAGTCGAGGTTGAAGTATATTACAAAAACTTATCAACTGGCGGCGATTGGACGCTTGCCGAGACTCTCATAATCGTTGCCGAGACATCCAGCACATTGCGCCGCACAGTTATAGTATCTGATTTATCTTATGCTCAATATGACGTTCAATGTCTTAAAACAACCCCTGATTCCGATTTTTATAGAATGTCCGACATTTACATAGCAAACATCGACGAACATGTTTACGAAGACTTTAGGTATCCAAACACCGCCTTGTGCGCCATAACAATGAGGGCGAATGAACAGCTATCCGGGCAATTGCCTAACGCCGTGATTCAAGTGGCTGGCAGAACCGTTTCTCAGCCGAAATATATGCGTACTGGTGCTGAAGTGTTTTACGAAGATCGTTATTATGATGCCGTGACGTCTCAATATAAACGAAGTTCGGACGATGCCGTCTGTGTATGGGATGGCGTGACATGGATAGATAGATGGTCTGCGAATCCGTTATATTGTTTGCGAGATTTGTTGGTAAATGAGCGTTATGGCGCAGGAGAATTCACGACCTCGTCAAATATGGATGATGATGCTTTTCATTCAGGCGCAAAGTATTGCGATACATTAGTTGATGATGAAGACGGGTCAAGCGATCAAGTGTTTAGATTTACACAAAATATTGTGCTTGATAGTTCATCTGCTGCACCAGATAAATTCCGTATGATGCTGGGTTCTTGTATAGGTTGGCTCTTGTGGTCTAATGATACAGTTAAGCCCGTATTAGATAAGCCTGAGACGGCGGCACAATTATTTACTATGGGCAACATTGTGCAGGGAAGCTTTTCGCAACGGTGGCTACCAATCCGGGACCGGGTCAACACTGTTGATATCCAATATTATGATGTAAATAATTACAACGCCAGAGAATCGCTAACAGTTGAGGATTCTGATGCTTATGGGGGTGGCGATCCTATACGCACGTTGGAATTATCACTTCCCGGAGTAGTAACTGAATCAGAGGCAGCCAGAATTGGCAGACAGCAATTAAACGCTTCTAAATCATCCGCCAGAGTAATTCAATTTACGACAGCGATGAGCGCGCTTGCTTGTCAATCAGGCGATGTATTTTCTTTTGCGAATGATGTTCCGGCGTGGGGGGTTTTATCTGGGAGGGCGACTGCGGGGACAATCTCGACAATAACACTTGATAGAACGCTGGTAATTCCAGTGGCGACTACGTATTATGTACGAATCCAGCACAATGACGATACGATAGAAACAAAAGAAATTACAAGCGTATCTGGCACATATACTGCGGGAACTGCGATTGCAATCGATGGGACATGGACAACAAACCCTGCAAATTACGAAGTTTATTCAGTAGGGTTGGTAACAATCTTAACAAAGCCATTCCGCGCATTGGAGATTACAAGGAAAAACAGCTATGAGGCGGAAATTGTTGGGATTGAATATGACGCGACTGTATATTCTATTGACGGCATAAGCATAACGACACCACAATACTCAACATTGCCCAACCCACAACGAAAGCCACAGCATGTTCAGAATCTTGTGGCGACAATGTCTAGCACGTATGAGGTTATAGTTTATATTTCGTTTGAAGTTGTTGCCGCCGATCTCGAATATGCGTTTTTTAATCACGCCGATATCTTTCTTTCCAGTATTGATAGGTATCCGGGGTATGCAAAGATTGGAGAAGCAAAACGTGGCGAGATGTTTGAAATTCAAGGCTTGACACCAGGGGATACATATTATGTAAAGGTTGTTGCGGTATCAAAATTTGGTATAAGCGCTAACTTCACCCCCGCTCCCAAAGTGCAGTTTGACGTTTCTTTGCCCGCTCCTCCGCCAGATGTGTCTGGGTTGGAGATCGAGGGGCAGGGAAACGATTATGAGTTTGCGGAAAGAGACGTGACATTTGCTTGGAGAGAGAATTCGACCGCCACTGGAGTTGGGACGCAACCGTTCGGCGAAGAGCCGCTTGGAGCTGGGCAGGGGTCGCTTGATCCGTACATTAGGGGCTATGTGATTGGGTTCTGGGATACAGACGGTGCCACGAGGAGTACACTGAGGACGCTTGAACCACGGTATACATATCCATTCACAGCGAATCAATTTGACGGCGGAGGAACACCATCGCGTAATCTTGTTGTGTTTGTGTGGGCGGAAGATAAGTACAATCAGCTTTCTGTAAACCCAGCACGTCTTGATGTATCGAATCCTGTGCCGGACGCTGTAACGAACGTTGTGGTTGTCTATACAGACCATAATCCCG